GTTACCTTAGCAAGAGCGTTATAACTGTTTTCAATAAATGGTTCCAGCTTCTCGTTTGCAATCTTATCCAAGAAGTTGACAATGGTGCTAGTCTCTTTTCCCTCTCCAAACAGTTTATCAACCAATCGGTCAAAAGTGATGTATACCGAATCTGTATCCGAAGCAATAACATAGTCTTCATTTTTTGTCTCCAATAGTTTATTAAGATAGATGTTGAGAGACTTCTCAATCCATCGAATAGATAGTTGTCCTGACGTAGTGATTGCAGATGCAATCATAAGGTCATAGTATCGAAAGTAGTTATTACCAATCGCACCATAAGCTGAGTTAAGAGATATCTTCTTTGCCATCTGAATGTTGTTGTACTTGGATATGTCCTTCAACAACTTAGGGTCTTTGGTGTTCTCATACTCTTGTGACGCTTGCAACATAAGTTTCTTGTACTTGGTACGGTCATTGTACATGGTTTCCATTAGTTCTGGAAGAAACCCACGTTTGTCTTTACGAAAGAACGCACCATTAGGGGTCATACAGTGTTCAGTGTTATTCTGTGCTTTGCCTTCGAGCATCTTATCTACCAGCCCTGTCTCTGGTTTGCTGGGAATCAATGTCTCTGGTGATATGTTGTACTGCATGATTAGATGGGGATACAGTGAGTTCAAGTCAAACGACATCACCCATTTGTGCATACCCACTTGAGGGTCTTTGACATACGCACCTTCGAACTTCTCTGATTTTTCATGTGCCACCTTTTGCGGTATGACAATGTTTCTTTCACGCAGATAGTTGTAGATAAGAATGTCCCAATACTTAACCGAACCCAGCACATCGATATAGTTAACCTTAGCATCGTATGCCATAGTGAGACACAGTTCGACCAGACGCATCTTGTCCTCTAGCTTGTCAACAATCTCAACGTCCTGTATGTTATACTCAATGAACGACTGCCAATCTTTCTGATACCATTCACTGAATGTCTCAAAGGGATTGCCGTCCTTTTGTTCACCAAGTTCAACAGTTGCGATATGATTAAGAGCATAGGATTCTTGTGCTGTGTATGTGAACTTACGATATAGTGCCATAAAGTCGAGCGATGCGATCCCTGCAATATCATATGATTGTTGTGTTCTTCCCATCTTATAGACAGACTTCTCTCGCACTGAACCCCAAGGCGATAATCGTTTTAGTTCATCCTCGCCAAACAGGTTAATGATTCGATTGCATATGTAAGGTATATCAAAGAACTCTGTGTTCCAGCCTGTGATGATATCAGGATAGTGTCGTTCCCAAAATACAATAAACTCTTTGAGTAGATGCACCTCACTCTCACACTTGACATATGAAACATCATCACGATCTGTTACGAAGTCACCTACACCCCATACCACAATCTTCTTGGATTGGTGGTTCTTGATGGTGATGGATATCAGTTCTTCTTTCGCAATAGTCGGCGAAGGGAATCCATTCTCTGATTTGACCTCAATATCGATAGTTGCCATCATCAGTTGATCCATATCAAACTCTACACGACCTTTGTATTGGTCTGCGATATAGCTGTATGGATGTAAAGTGTTACCGTAGATAAGCTCTGGTTGTGACTTATAAGCCTCAACATGTTCTTTAGCTTCTTTGATGGTGTCAAATTTTATGTCTGTGACGTATTGACCGTCTAGTGTTTTATATGATGTCTTTTCCCTTACAGGAGCATACAACGTAGGCAAGTATTTGACACGCTTGTTTAGGTTGCGTTCGCCATTCTTGACCTCACGCACCAAAAGAAAGTTGCCGTATTGAATTACATTTGTGTAGAAGTTCATAATAACCTTTTTATCATTGCGTCTATAATAACAAACTCAGCATCATTTGTCAAGACTCTTGTTCTTCATAGTCTTCTATCCATATCATTGCTTCAGATAGTTTCTTAAAGTATATATTGTGAGTGTTTCTCATGGTATCGTCCGTCTTTCTGGTAGCACAATACCTCATACCATCGCCCTCATTAGATATATGAAGAGATAATGAGGGAATGATTGACCCAATCTTTGTTTCTGAGCTCAATCCGTAATCTGCATCTTCATCTATAATTCTAGTACACAAATAACCTGTTCTCACGACATTTTTCATGTCAGTATATTTTATGTTTGTCCAGTTATTTTTCATGATTAAGAAATCCTGCGAGCAAGGTTTTCTCCATTCTTATTGCTTGTCGTTCCCAAGGCTGTTTTGACCATGAAGTGTGGGTATAGTCACGATAAGAGCCATCTTTAGTTTTCCACAATTTGCGAGAACCAAGTTTCGCTGGATATACACGATCTATCATACGACCTGTGGCGGTCTGCCAAACGTGAACCATTTCGTGACAAATTGTTTTACAAAACATATCGAGCCCAGATGCGTTTGGATTACCATTTTTAAACTTAGGTAGTCGTTTGTCAACTTCAATTGTAAACTCACGATTGGTTGCTCCCGAAATGCAGAACCCATACGCACCCTCTTCATCTAGACATTTGGTCAATAGGACTTCTATATCAAGAGTCGAATGTCTTGGCATCAACTCAGAGATACAGTACCATACAATATCTTCTGCAAGTTTACGCTGTTTTTTAGTTCCACCAATCGTGGTCACTTGATTCAAGGATTTACCTCTTTTTTCATCTTATATAACCATTATAAGGTCTGTGGCAAGGTTTGTCAAGGGTTATCGTAGCACCTAAGTCGTTGATTTTATTGAGGATTTGAAAATAAAAATGGGGAATCTTTACGGATTCCCCATTTTTCAGTCGTTTTAGACCATATTTAGTCTTTTCAGTCTAAATTTAGAATGTTGCAGAGATAGCAAATACCACTGCTTCACAGTTTTTGTCTGATGTACAGTAGTCATCAGTTCCAACGTCATGCCATGTAACACTACCTGTAAGGTTTCCAATACTTTTTGAAGCACCTATGCTGTAATGCCAGTAGTCATATCCGGCAGCTGTTGTTTTGTCACCTTCGACATCTTGATAACCAGTAGTCAAATTTCCTATGATACCAAAAGGAAGTCCTGCTGATACGCTTTTGTAAACGTATACACCAAGTCCATCTTCACCATAATAGTCTGGACTGACGTTAACGCCAACCTGTACTAATGGTGATAATGGTAGACTGTCTAGTGATTTTGTTACAGATGCATAAATCTCGCCAAATCCATAGTCAGCAGAATTGTCTTCGTTCTGCTCTGCGTAGATATAACGTAGATAACCTACATCGTAGGTTAATCCTGCAAGCTGTCCTCTGTACCCAGCATAGATATCTATTTCTGTGCTGGCAGCATCTGTTTTGGCTGAATTAAATTCCAGACTTGATGCCCATGTTCCTATATACAATCCTGATGAATGTGAAATGTCGAATCCACCCTGTATTGCTGGGTCTTCATTGGATTGAGTCACTCCTCTCCACACATACTCTGATGCGAGGGTGACATTAGATGAAACTGCAAACGCAGCCACCTCTGGTGCTTCTTCTGCTTTTGGTGCTTCGTCAGCACTTACAGAAAAGATGCTTGCTGCAAACAGTAGTGTTGTAGCAAATATCCCCATTTTTAAAAAATATCTCATTAAGTTCTCCTTATTAGTTTTTTTAAAATTTATCATCACAAAATTATGATGTTATCCTGTTATTTATGTCGAATGTATCTTCTAAACCATACGTGTGACATAAATACAACATTCTATGCGTAGTTAATAATGTCAATGTTACAAGACATTGTTCTGCGTTCGCCATCACCAAAAAAAGGTGATACCTGATGATGCATCCAAATAGGAAATACGCAAACTTTTCCTACTACTGGAGGCACATGTGCATATGTGGGGTGTTTGAATCGTGGTGTATCATACATGCTATTCATATCCCAAATAAATTGAGTAAGGCCATCTGTCGCACCAGACTTTCCATGTATTACAGAAGCTTCTCTGTTTCCTATCTGTGGTGGTACTTTAAGAAACACAATCACACTCACACCTCTACCAGATACCGTTCCGTGTTCATGCATAGGATTATAATCGCCTGCGTAACTATGAACAGACCACATTCTATTTATTTTAAAATCTTCTTTTGACCCAATATTTTCTTTAATATCTGGTGTCAATGGATGTTCATCAGAATATTCTTTTGCGATTTGAATAAAAAACTTACTTAATGCTTTAGGAACTGGATCATCTAAAATAAATTCTGGTTGTGCTGACTTTTTGTGCTGTTTTATCTGTCCTACTAATGAACTCGAATGGTCTGGCAATCTTTGTATATTAGTATCAATATAGTTATTGATTGTCTTAACATCATTCAAGTTCATCTGAGCAAACCCCAACTTAATTGCAGGCATGATTTGCATTTGCAACATGGAAGTTTTTCCTAATCGATCATACAGATCATCATCTAGGAAATCATCATATATTTTTATCACTCTCTACTAAACTCCTGTTCACAATATGTTCATCTTCAATATCTTCTTTACTTTGTCCAAAGTAAGCAACCGCATGATGCTCTCGTATCATCCAATCGTTAATCGTCATTTGGGAGTCTGTCTTTGCATCATGTATAAGAAACTCACCTAAAATTCTTCCGTATTTTCCTTTGCCATCTTGTCTTGTGCGTAGTGTTTGTGTTGAACCAACTGGTAAGAAATGTAATACAACATCTTTTGCCATCAGTCCATAAATCTTTTCTACTTTATCAGAGGTACGACTTTCTGGTGTATCGATACCATAGAAACGTATTCTCTGTTTCTTTAACCAGACACCGAAGCCTAAGTCGATATCCACATCAGCAGTATCTCCATCGATTACCTTTACAATTTTACAGCTATATTCATACACCGAAACTTTCTCCACAACCACAAGATGATGTTGCAGATGGGTTTGAAACCTTGAGAAATGAACCAGATAGATCAGTAATATAATCTACTTGACTTCCAACAAGGTATGTTTCTGCTTCGGGGTCTATTAATAAGAATCCCTCAACAGGTTCTATTCGTGGTTGGTTGCGAGTATCTTCGTTTGCAATCCCCCACACGTATTCAAATCCATTACAACCGCCTGACTTTACACCAAGCGTAACATAGCCGTTATTGGCTGCATTTTTTAGGTATTCTTTTGCTAATGCTGTTAATGTTATCATATACTTGTATTTATAATCCTTCCTTAACACATGCTCCCTCATCGTCCAACATTTCTACTCTTTCTATCAAATCAAAAAATAGATTAAAAACTCCAAGCATTTTTTTCTCAGGAGCTTCTTTGTTGTAAGGAACACACAAAGTTTTTACTTCAGTGTTTTGTTGCTCAACCGCCGTTCTGGCTTCCATACAAGACTCCATACTTGGCATTTCGGTTTTGTAATCAAAACCACCATTAGACATTGCTGTCACGATTAGTAATGCTTTTATCATTTTATGACCTCATCAATTTTGGCATTGGCCAAATTATTAATATCAATCCAATACCAGCGTATAAAAAGAACTCACTGTAATTTACAGTTTCTTGTTCCAATCCACCTGCTAGTCCAATAAGTAAAAACAAACCTATTGCAAAACGTATCATACTTCTTCCCTCATTCTCCACCACTCTGTTTGTTCTTCAGATGTAGGATAATTATCTATTTTCTTCCAACCGTTTGGAATACACATATATTTTTTATCTTCAATTCTAACCACATCACCAACTGAAGTGCTGCGACAAACTCCACCTTTGAACGCCTTTTCAACTTCCTTGTTTTCCCACCACGCACAATCAATATTGTTAGTTTTTTCAAATGCCACTTCTAACTTTTTGTTATCAGATAGATTTTTGTTAACCGAAACATATGCAACAACTTCTGTTTTCTCTGTTTCTTGATTAAAGTGAAGTACTGCAACATCTTGGTTCATATAATGTCTTAATAAGTTATCCATTATTTCGCTCATGCGTAACACTCCTTCTTTTGATTTCTATATACATTATATCAAACATAACATACATTGTCAAGTAAATTTTAAAGATACTGTGGGCCTGTCCACTCGATTCTATATCCACCCTCAAGGACATTTCCTCTTGGTTTGTTTCGAGCAGGAGCAGCCCACCCAGCACACTTCAAAAGGTCGCCCTTCTTAAACAACTTGTCATCATCAGTATTGACAACAAATGCCCAAGCACTAGAGTCTGATATAATTTTGATGTATTTCTTGCCTTTTTTAACAACAAACCCATCTGCAAATTTTTTATTCATTCCCTCGTTAATGTTGTCAATGCGATAATCTTGGTCAGAGTAATCATAGATTGCAGCCGCAATCAAATTTTCAATACCATCATCAACAGTTTCAAACTTTTTTTTAATAAAAACAGTCATAACTTCTCTCTCTTTTTTTATCTTATGTTACCATTATAAGGGGTAGGGCAGGGTTTGTCAAGCTTTATTTTAGCTTGCTAAGTTGTTGATCTATAAGGGGTTATACAGAAAAAGAAGATCCACAACCACAAGTAGTCGTTGCATTAGGGTTTTTGATTACGAATTGTGAACTTTCTAGACTCTCACTGTAGTCTATTTCTGCTCCCATAAGGTATTGCACACTCATAGGGTCTACTAACAACTTAACATCACCATTGATTACAACTGTATCACCATCACCTTCTTCTTGGTCAAAGGTAAACCCATATTGAAAACCAGAACACCCACCACCAGAAATGAACACTCTTAACATAAGGCTATCGTCACCTTCTTCATCAATTAGTGTTTTGACTTTATGAGCAGCCGAATCTGTGAGTATTAGGTCTTCCACAATCTATCGTTTCTTCTTCGCCAGTTCCATCTCAATCCAAGATTGTGCTCTGGTGTTTTTAACTTTTTTGCGAAGTAAACTTTGTATACGTTTGTACACTTGTTTAATTATATCCTCATCAGGTTTATTGTTGTCTACAATAATTAAATTTTCTTTAAAGTGGTTATTAAATTTACCAATGTTAGCTTGTACTGATTTCCATGACTTAATCACAACGGATTCTGGTACACTACGAGATCGTGATGCATTGCGTTCTAATGCAACGTCTAGTGAAGTATTGACAAATATTAAA